TACAGATGTATTCTACTGCATTAGAAAGATGTGAGAATAATGATAGACATGATACATATGGAGGTGCACCTGTTACACAAAGAACAGATGTACAAACAGATTTATCATTTTATAGGAATAGATAATGCAAGTACCTTTTGGAGAATGGCTACCTGATCAACCTGAACATTTAAAACCAGGTGCTAATGTAGCTACAAATGTATATCATACATTAAATACATATAAAAGATTTCCATCTTTAGTTGACTATACTACAAATAATATAGGTGCAAATGCTAGAGGTGCAGGTTCATTTAGAGATAACTCAAATAATATTTTTAATTTTGTAGCAACAAATACAAATATATATCAGTTAGCTACAGGAACATTTACATCTAGAAAATCAGGACTTACTGGTACAAATACAGATTTTATTACATTTACACAATTTGGTAACTATGTAATTGCTAGTAATGGAGTTGATGCACCACAATATTATTTAATGGGTACATCTACAAACTTTGCTAATCTTAGTTCTATAGTTACAGCAGGATCATTACCTACATTTAGAGTATCAGGAGTTATTCGAGATTTTTTTGTTACAGGTAATCAACCTACAAAAACAAATAGAATACAATGGTCAGGTATTAATGATCTTACTACATGGCAAGGTAAACAAGCAGACTTTCAAGACTTACCTGGATCAGGTGGTAGAATAGTACATATTACATCAGGTGAGATAGGATATGTATTTAGACAAAATCAAATAATTCGTATGGACTTTGTTGGTGGATCTGTAGTATTTAGATTATCAGTTATATCACCAAACAGAGGAGCTGTTTATGGACAAACAGTTTGTCAAGATAATAGAAATGTATTCTTTTATTCTGATGATGGATTCTATCAATTATCAGGAGATACAATAGCACCTATTGGTGCAGAAAAAGTAAATAGATTTTTTGATTTAGATCTTAACAAAGCATATACAGATAAAATTAAAGCAGCTGTTGACCCATTTAATCAGTTAGCATTATGGGCATATCCAAGTGTCAATACATCACCTAATGCATCAGGATTATGTGATAGAATTATTATATATAATTATGCTACTAAAAAATGGTCATTAGCAGAAGCTAATACAAGTGTAATTTTTCCACAATTTGTTGGAGCTTTTACAGTAGAGTTAATGGATATTATATCTGAAAACTTAGAAAATATTAATGCAGCTCTTGATACAGACTTTTGGAATGGTGGTCAAATGTTTTTAGGAGCTATAGATGAAAATTATAAAGCAGCTATATTTTCTGGAAACTCTAATGAATGTGAAGTAGAAACAGCAGAACTAGAACCTTTTGCAGGACTTAGAGCTAATATAACTGGTGTAAGACCAATCGTAGATGCAGTATCTACATTAACAGTAAAGACTAGAGAAAGAGTTGCTGATAATGAATCTGAATCTACATCAGTAACACAAAATAGTAGTGGTATGAATCCAGTTAGAAAGTCTGGAAGATACATTAGAGCTAATGTTAAAATACCATCAAAAACAACATTTACTCATGCACAAGGAGTAGATTTTGTATTAAGTAAAGCAGGAATAAGATGAGTGATACTAATGATATAGATAACGTAAGATATTCGTTTGAGTCACAAGAATTTTTTCAAAGACAATTAGAACAAAGTGTGAACGAATTAATTAATAAAAATAATACAGAAAATGACAAAGCTTTTGCTTGGTTCATGAGTTAGGAGAAAAATGGCAGGAATAAAAGATTATAGTACAACAGCTAGTAATAATACTTCAGTAGGAGGTGTTAATATAGCTGAAGGTATGTTACCTTCTAACATAAACAATGCCTTCAGAGCTATTACAGCTGATATTAGAGAGTTTTACAATGACTCTCAATGGGTAATTTATGGTGATGGTGATGGAGCACATACTTTTGCGTATGTTAGTGGAACAGCATTTACAGTTGCTGGAGCTAACGTAACATCATTCTATCATGCTGGTAGAAGGGTAAAAGCTGTAGGATCATCTACAGGAACAATAGTTGGAACAATAGCTAGTTCATCATTTTCTACGAATACAACAGTAAACGTAACTTGGGATTCAGGATCTTTACAAAATGAAACTTTAGTTATTTATGTAGGTATTTTATCAAAAACAAATAACTCAATACCAACTGGTATTATTTCAGGATCAAATTTATCTTCAGGATTATTAATAGATAATTCATCTCATTCAGGACATACACCTAATGATACAACTGTATTTACAACATCTGCTTCTGACGCTAGATATTTTAGACAAGACTCTACAGAAACAATAGCATCAGGAGATGCTTGGAGTAACTCAGATTCTAAAGTAGCAACAACTGCTGCTGTATCAAACAGAATTATAGACATCGTTGATGATGTAGGTGGATTTATACCAATAGCAAACGAAACAAGTTTTCCTAATGCTAATCCAGACGTAAATAATGGAACAGGTACTATTGTTAGTATTACAGCATTATCAACAGATTTAACTTCTAACAGCTCTGGAGTAATTACTATAGCTAATGGAACACTTGGAAACTCTACAGTTACCTTGAATGGTTGTGGAAACACAGTCACATTTGCATCAGGTTTTGGATTATTAGTTGAAACTACAACTACACTAAACACTTACACATTTGCAAGATTAGTTCCAAAAGCATCTGAAGTATCGACTGTTGCTGCCAATGCAACTAATATATCTGCTGCTGGAGCAAATACTACAAATATTAATACAGTAGCTGGACAAATCAGTCCTACAAATAATATTGCTACACTTGCAGGAATATCAGGATTATCAGCTCTTGCATCAGCAGAGTCTAGTGGTCATGTAACAAATGTATCTAATAACTTAGCAGGTGTTACATCATTTGCTGAAAGATATAGAGTAGCATCATCTGCTCCGACAAGCAGTCTCGATGTTGGTGATTTATATTTTGACACTACTGCTAATGAATTAAAAGTTTACAAATCATCTGGTTGGGCAAACGCAGGATCATCTGTTAATGGTACTTCTGCTAGATTTCAATATACAGCTACTGCTGGTCAAACTACATTTACAGGAGTTGACTCAGCAGGAAATACGCTTAGTTATGATTCACCATTTATTGATTGTTATCTTAATGGTGTAAAACTTGTTAATGGAACTGACGTTACAGTAACATCAGGTAACTCTGTTGTTCTGGCATCTGGTGCAGCTGCAGGTGATATTTTAGATTTAGTAGGATTTGGAACATTTAATGTTGCAGCAATAAATGCAGTAAACATTACATCAGGAACATTAGGCACTGATCGTTTACCAACTGTACCTACTACAAAAGGTGGTACTGGACTGACATCTATTGGATCAGCAGGACAAGCCTTAGTTGTAAACTCTGGTGCATCAGCATTAGAATTTTCTACAATACAAGCATCAGAAATAACAACAGTAGGAAATGTATTTTCAAATTACAATACAGTTTCTGCTAACACAACAATAACAACTTCTTCAACGAAAAATTCGTTTTTAAAAGGAGTTATAAGTGTAACAGGAAATGCAGTTTTAACGATTGCAGGTAATGGAACACTTGAATTTATATAATAACATAAGGAGAAAACAATATGGCTAGTAAGATAAAAGTAGACCAGATTGAAGGAAGTGCAGGTTCAACTATAACTATTCCTACTGGTCAAACTTTAACAGTAACAGATGGTTTGGCAGCATCTACAATAACAAGTGGTACACTTTCAAGTGACAGATTACCTACTGTACCAGCAACTAAAGGTGGTACAGGATTAACTTCACTTGGAACAGCAAATCAAGTGATTGCTGTAAATTCTGGTGCAAGTGCATTAGAATTTCAAAATATATCATCTGATTATGTAAAAATTGCAGAAACACAAATTACAAGTGCAGTTGCACAAGTAGATTTTAATAATACTGTTTTAACTTCAACTTATAAATCATTCTGGTTTACATGTCATGGGTTAAGTGGAAGTGGTTCTGATTTAGATTTTGTGATGAAAGTATCAATAGATAATGGTTCAAATTTTGAAACTAATTTTTCTGGTACAATGTATCATCAATTAAATAATTCAAGTTCTGGTTTTGGGTGGAGTGGTAATCACACAGCAGGTCATAGAATATTTGAAGATGCTAACACAGGAGCTGGTTCTGTTAATTATGCAAGAGTTCACTTAATGCAATCCGAAGGTGGTACTAATGACTACAACGCAACAATAGCTGATGCAGTTACTAGACACGCAAATAATGGAAATTATTATGGTTATAATAGTTTTTCTTATTATCCTGGTACTGGTGGAACAATTAACTTTGTCAGATTTTATGATGGTAGTGGTTCTAACCTAGATGATGGCACAATTCGAGTTTATGGAGTGAAATAATTATGAAAAAAATAGTAAATAATAAAATTGTAAGTATGACAGAAACAGAAATTGCAGAACACAATGCAACTGTTGAAGCTGCAAAAGCAGAAAAACAAGCAAATAAAAATGAAAAAGAAGCTAATGACGCTTTAAAAGCTAGTGCTAAAGCAAAGTTAGTGGCTGGTGAGCCTTTAACTGAAGCTGAAGCAGATACTTTGGTAATATAATATGACAAGAGCAAGAGACTTAGCTGACATGATCAGCAGTGGTAAGATTGAATTAGCAGAAATTGCTCC